TTAAGACTAAGCAAGGCTACAAGTGCTTTAATGTGGATCGTGTGCTAGGTTTTGTAGCAGGTGGTCGTCGTATCTTTGGGTTAGGGACTGAGGTATAATATGCCTCTACCCCCTTCGATGGAAATGGAGTTAATGGAGCTAGGCATACTCAAGAGTGATACAGAAGAACTTGAGAGTATAGCCGAGCAGACAGGCTTCTATGCACTAAGAGCCGAGACTGTAGCTTGGCATAACACACTAATAGTAGATGGAGAGGTAATGTTCTAATGGCAAAGATAAAACTACATGGAGATTTTATGCTCACCAGTGATGTAATGAAAAGACTTAATGACATTATATATGCTAAAGAACCTGTAAAGGAAGCTATAGAGTTTAAGAGAGATATTATAGTTGAAGATATAGAAAGAACACACAGATGAGTTTAAGACAAGTATTCTATTGCCCAGACTGCTTAACTAAAGGTTATAAGAATAAACTTAAAGTGGTCGATACAAGAGAATACCACGGAAGAGGATTTCCTAGTATAAAACGATATAAGAAATGTTTGATTTGCGGTTTTAAGATTAACACTATCGAAATGGAGTTGAAGAATGAGTAAAGATTATAAACCATATTACAGGACAGATAAGATGAAACAAGAAGAACTAAGAACAGCTAAGTACATAAGTATTTTATTTTTTACTATGATAGGATTCTCGTTTATAGGATTTGCTTTCGTATTAGTTAAGGCAATGTTATATATGACTGGTCTATTCTTATGAACAACCAAGAAATACTAGATATGTGTAGAAGGTTAGCTAGTAAGTACTACAACCATCAGGACTACGATGATATAGTTTCTGAAGGTGTAGTGCTATGCTTAAATATGAGAGCTGAAGGTATTACACAACCATACAAATTGTATTATAGCGCACGTACTGCTATGTACGAATACGTTAACGTAGGTATGTCTAAACTTAGCTACCCAAAAGGTAGATCTGGTCGCACCTTTAGCAGTGAGGATAATACAGAATATGTAGATGCAGAAGAAACTCAAATACCTACAGAAGATCTTTTTGGTTCGTATGAACTGAAAGATTCTATAGAAGTATTAAAGAAACATCTAAGCAAAAAAGAATGGAAGGTATTTGTTACTTTGTATAACAATAACAACAACTTATCACACGCTTCTAAAGAGCTTAATTTATCTAGGGTTAGCTTAAATACAATAAGAAACGACATTCGTAATAAACTTGTAACAATTTGTGATCTTACACTTTAACTTAAAAAGACATTATAGATATATGCCTACTTAAGTATAACGTAAGTTTACGCTTATACGTATTACGCATTAAAAGAAAGAAACGTAAGTATGACTATAGTATATGAAGATTATAATTTAAAACACCAACCATGTCCCTTTTCGTCGTGCGGATCGAGCGATGCGTTCTCTTATGAGATAAATAAGAAGGTAGGCTTCTGTCACTCTTGTGGTGGTAAGTATTCTTACAAATCTGTAGGTTTACAGGATTGGGCAGAAGATAAATATCCGACTAATAAAGAAAGTAACTATATGAACGTAACAGAGTTTACACCTAAAAGAATAGAAGACCTCTCAGAAGGAAAGTATGAAGCTATGAGAGGTATTAATGCAAGTACAATGCAAGACTACAACGTACTCACGTATGACGACAGACAAGAATATATATACCCGTCTGGGGGAATTAAGGTTCGTAAGTTAGGCGAGAAAGCGTTCTACGCAAAAGACGGATTCAAAGGTGATGAATTATTTGGTATGAACTTATACCCTGCTGGTTGTAGCAAGATAGTTACAATAACAGAAGGAGAACTAGACGCACTATCAGTTTGTCAAATGACACAAAACCAATACTTAAATCCTTCTGTGTCGCTACCTTCAGCTACACCATCTAAAAGATTATGGGAAAACTGTAAGGAATGGCTAAGTAGCTTTGAGAAGATAATATTGTCTGTAGATAATGATGATGCAGGTAATGCTTTAGCTGATCGTATGGCTAGACTGTTTCCTAATAAAGTTTATCGCGTACAACATGGCGAGTATAAAGACGCTAATGACTTCTTACAGGCAGGTAGAGAAAGAGAGTTTAAGAACTTATGGTGGAAGCCATTAAAGCATACTCCAGAGAATATACTAAATACTTCTGATCAGTTCCTTAAGTTGTACGATGAAACTCCAGAACACGTATATTATAAGACGGGCATCGAGGCGTTAGACGATAAGATCTTAGGTCTTATGCAAGGACACTTCACAGTATTTAAAGCACCTACAGGTATAGGTAAGACTGAGCTTATGAGGTACATGGAATACAGTATGTTACAGCAGAATATACCTATTGCCGCATGGCACTTAGAGGAGACTAAATTAAGGTCGCTATTAGGTCTTGTGTCGTATGAGGTAGGTGATAACCTAACAAGACGTGACCTGATAGAAGAGAAGAAAGCTGATGGGCTTGTACGAGAAGCTATAGGTAATATAACTAAAGATGAGAACTTCTATCAATTCTACTTAGGTGATGGTCAAGGTGCAGACGAACTAATAGACCAGATAAGATTCTTTAGTCAGGCGTGTGATTGTAAGTTTGTATTCTTTGAGCCTATACAAGACGTAGTTGTAGGTACATCAGAAGACAGTAAAGAATCTATGTTAGCTGACTTATCTATTAGACTATCTAAGTTAGCCGCAGAGCTTAACGTAGGTATTGTCACGATTGCCCATACCAATGAAAACGGAGATCCAAAATATTGTAAGATGATAGGACAACGTGCGTCTGTTATCATAGACCTACATAGAGATAAGGAAGCTGACAACATGGAAGAACGTAACACGACTTACCTAAAGGTAGAAAAGAATAGACCTTGTTCAGAAGAAGGACAAGCAGGTAGGTTATCATTTGACCTAGACACATTTATGTTAACGGAGATACAGTAATGGCAGTATTTGATATAGAAACAGATGGGTTTAACCCCACAAAGATACACGTATTATCTTACACAAACGAAGAGGGTGAGATACAATCTACTTTTGACTATGAAGAAATGAGAACATTCTTTCTTAAAGCTGACACAATTATAGGTCACAACATAGTTAGGTATGATGTACCTGTAGTGGAAAAGATACTTGATATAAAGGTAGATGCTAGGATTATAGATACTTTACCTTTAGCTTGGTACATAAACCACCACTTACAGAAGCATGGATTAGCACAATATGGTGAGGTGTATGGTGTACCTAAACCTAAGATTGATGATTGGAAGAACTTAAGTCCAGAGGAATATCAATATAGATGTGAAGAAGATGTTAGGATCAACGTAAGGTTATGGAGAGATTTAGATAGGAAGCTAAGTAAGCTATACCCCGTCAGTGGAAATAAGGATAAACTTGTTGACTACCTAACATTCAAAATGGATTGTGCTAGAGAACAAGAGACCCTTCAGTGGAAATTAGACGTAGATAAAGCAGAGGGTTACTTACAAGACTGGGAGAACCTAAAAGCTGAGAAGACAGAGATGCTTGCTGATGCTATGCCACGTAGGATTATTACAGCAGTACGTAACAAACCTAAAGTTATGCACAAGAAGGATGGATCTCTATCAGCAAATGGAGAGAAGTGGGTTGCACTATGTAAAGAACAGAAACAACCTGAGACTACTGTATCTCTAACAGTTAAGACAGGTGAAGAAAGAGCTAATCCTAACAGTACAGATCAAGTTAAGGACTGGTTGTTCTCACTAGGTTGGAAGCCACGTACCTTTAAGTATCTGACTGACAAGAAGACAGGTGATACGAGGAAATTAGAGCAGGTGCGTAAAGATGCAGACTTGTGTAGTTCAGTAAAATCACTGGCAGACATAGAACCTGCTATCAGTCTACTCGAAGGTCTATCTGTTTTGTCGCATCGCATAGGTGTTATAAAGAGTATGGTTAACACTCAAGTAGATGGGTACGTACAGGGGAATATAGCTGGGCTGACTAACACTCTTAGGTTTAAACATGCCAAGCCTCTTGTTAACTTACCATCAGTTGATAAGCCATATGGTAAAGAGATACGAGGTTGTTTGACTTGTCCAGAGGGTTATACATTATGTGGTGCTGATATGACCTCACTAGAGGATACAACTAAACGTCACTATATGAAACCATTAGACCCTGACTACGTAGAAGAGATGTCTAAAGAAGGCTTTGATCCACACTTAGACTTAGCTAAACACGCAGGTGTTATTACACAAGAAGATATAGATAAGCACAACAGCGGTGAAGTATCCTTAACACCCCTGCGTAAAAATTATAAAGTAGTTAACTACAGTGCTACTTATGGTGTAGGTGCTTCTACCCTATCTCGTAATACTGGAATGAGTTCTAAGGACGCAAAGAAGCTCTTAGAGGCGTTCTGGTCACGTAACTGGTCAGTCTATAAGGTAGCTAGTACAGCCCGTACAAGGGACTTATTTGGCTCTACATGGCTATACAATCCTGTATCGGAATTCTGGTACAGTCTCAGGAGCGACAAAGATCGCTTCTCTACATTAAATCAAGGAACAGGAGTATTTTGCTTTGACAGTTGGGTATCTTTATGTCGTCGCTACGGAATTAAAACCATCGGTCAATTCCACGATGAAATCATCGCACTCGTACAAGAAGGAGAAGAAGAACAAACTAAGGCTACAATGGAGCAAGCTATTGAAAACCTTAACCAAAAGCTAGAACTTAACGTACCACTAGGTGTAGATGCACAGTTCGGTAAGAGCTACGCAGACATACACTAAATTTATTTTTATTTCTAGTTTACACTTTGTCCAAAAAGGACATTATATATAAGTACCAACAGCCGAAAGGAACTCGACATGGCTAAATACACAATGGATATGATACTTGAATACCCGAAAGTATTCCCAGAAAATGCTGACATGGGTAGTCCAGATGGACCTCGTGCCGCACAAGCAGTACATCAACAAGGTGGGCAGTTTATAGTTAATGCTTACTTTACTGAAGAAGAACAAATACAAAACTTAGAAGCAGAAGGTTTAGACCTACATCCTATGAATAGTGATAGGATAAGATCTGGTAATGCCGACTATGGTATAGGTAAGTTTATGAAGATAAAACGTAAGATAAAAGACGTAAAAAACTTCACTGACCGCAAGGGTGAACCTATGACTGTAGATTATGGTGGCGCACCTACAGTTGTTAATCTTACTGAAGGTAGAGAAAAGAAAAGACTGTGGAGCTTTGAGGAAGATGGTGCTTTAGGTAACGGAACTAAAGCTAAAGTACAGTTCGAAGTATATGCTAGTGGGGCAGGTGTTCGTCTATTAAATGTAGGTGTAACTGAGCATGTTCCCTATGAATCAAATAATGTTATGTCAGAAGATGACGAACTATTTAACGTCTAAGGAGTAGAAAATGAGAGTAAGTGTTAATGCGTACATGGAAAAGGATGATGATGGTTACAGTGGGAGTGTTGATATGAGCAGGGATGATATTACAGAAGCCCATGAGTTAGCTCAACTCTTTGCTGAAGCCGCACATGCCTTTGGTTTCACCTATGTTAAGTCTGTAGGTTTTGAGT